TAGTGGCAACGGCTGGAACGAATTCGCATGTATTGATACATTGTTTGATAGCTTCCGCCAATGTTACCGGGTTGATATCCTCTAACATGTAGGCGTACATTTTAACTTTCGCACTATCGAATTTGTCATATATCAATAGTTGGCCCGTAGCCTTCAATGTTTCCGGCTTCATGTGTTCCCCCTTCCACCGCATCAATTAACGCGTTTAATTCTGCAACCTTTCGTTCTGTATCTGTCATGGCTGCCATTTCATTTGAATTGAGATATGTATCAAAATGGCTTGGCGCAAATAGAGTTTTAGGCGTTAAATACTTTTCTAGTTTTGTACCTTTCCATTCACGGCATTTTTTATCAATCACCGTTTTAAAATCGTCAACCGTATATCCTTCTTTCAAGCGTGATCGTATCGCTTGGATATATGGTTTTGTTGTAGGTTTAAACTTTGAACCGGTTTTAAGATTAAGATATTCGATAATATCAATATGAGATTTTTCCACATCGTCATGTGAAACATGACATATTATTTCTTTTCTATTCTCTTCTTCTCTTATCTTATCTATTCTTATCTGTGTATCCAGATTGTATCCATTTTGTATACATTTTGTATCCATGCAGTTATTATCTGCACTCATCGGCATTTTTACCGGTTCATATACCTTGTTAATCAGTTCTACTTTTTGCGCTTCCGGCAATTCTGATTTTGAATACCTATCAGATTGAACATAGTTATGTATACGCCAATGACGGATTACGATAACGCCAGTTTCAAAACCAATAACAAACCCTTTGGCAATAAGTAGTTTTAAATCATCTTCCTTACACCCCGTTATACGCATAATGCTTTTTGGCGATTGAATAAAGCCGTCATCATCTGCCCTCAGCAGCAAATGAAAGTATAGGCATTGTGTACTTTGTGGCATATCTAGGAAATTATCTGTATCAATAATTTTTTTTGACATCATTCGCCGTTCTGCCATTGTATTTTTGAATTCCTTTCTTTTAAGATTTCCCTAATTTGTTTAGCATCTACGCCATGCGCTTTTGTATGGCAATCACGGCATAAGCAAGCCAGATTATTAAGATTTGATAAACCGCCGTGCGATCTAAACTCTATATGATGTACTTCGGTTGCCATTGCACCACATAGCACGCATAAACCCTCATCGCGTTCATACGCCCATTTTCTGGTTCTGGCGTATAGAACGTTATCAAGTTTCTTTCGCTTGTTCATTGTTCCCCCATTCATTTATTAATGAGTTGATATAATCATTATTTTCTAAAGGTATGTTTAATTGGTTGCAATCTTCAACTAATGCATCAATCAAACGCCGCATTTCATCTACCGTGTAAACGCTGCTTCCATGATATGCGCGAACGATTGTATAACCTTCCGTTTTAGCTGGGCCGGCATCTTCGGCGTACCAGCCTAACCCGTGGCCGTGCCAAATTTCAATAAATCGGCCTACGGCATCGTTTTTTATTGGTAGGTAGGTAAATGTACCAGCTTCTTGAATAACGCGCTTATACACGTCATTTTTTGAAATATATGCGTTCTTTGAAAGTTCCCGCGCTATCTTATCGCATAGAACCCATGCGTATGCGTTGGCATTTAGCGAACGGCGTTTTACCTTCTTTTTGATTTCAACGATATATTCTGCTTCCGGATCTAACTTATTTAACGCTTCATCTTTCGGAGCGGGTATCAAGATATTCCAGCCAATCGACTTGATTAAATTGATACCCTTTGTTACCCATTTCATTAAATACGGTCTCCAGCATCTTCATGCAATAATGCTTGTTCGTCATTATCGTATAAGGCAAAACCTTTGCTTTCTTCCGCCCCATAATTCTTTAACCATTCAAGGGCGGCCACCATTTCAAATGCATCAAGCATCGCAAGGCGTGGTTTTTTAAATTCAGCCGCAATATACTTTGTGATTTCTGCCGGCGGTACTTTTTTAGATTTTTGCAATGCTACAAATTCATCATATCCAGCAACATGCGTTTCTTTTGGTTTAGTTGCTGCCGCTGGTGCTGCATTGCCGCCCATTGTAAAACGCACGCTTCCTTTGTTATCAACAATGATTAACTTGCTAATATTTCGATTTTCGTCATATTCAATTTCTTTAACTGTAAATTTTGCGTATGATTTAGGTTTTCCGTCCTTGCCTTTGTACCATTCGCCGCTTTGTAGGTTTATATAGGTAAATGGTGCGGAGTATAATTCCCTACCAATTCCCCAGTTAAAGCATGCACGCTTGAAACTATCAGATGCTTGGCCTTTTTCCTTTTCCGTGTTGCTTTCTGTGCCTACATCGGACTTACCAACCCATTCGCCAGTTTGTTCGTTAAAGATTGAAACTGTGCAGTATAATCTATCGCCAATGATCGTATGTTCCCGTTTCCAATTTAATGCACCTACAACTTCATCAAGTAGTCGCATGTCAACGCGTGCATCTTTATATAGCAGCACTACTGCACCTACATTCCCATTCTTTTCGTTTAGTGATTGAATACGGCAATCTATTTCATTTGCTTTTAGTGTTCTAAATTCCATGTTTCACCGCCTACTTAATATAGAAATTTTGGTTTACTTTGATTTCTGCACCTTCCACCGTTTCACCGGCTTTAAGTGCTTTTTTAATGGCCGTTTTATCGGCTTTAATTTCAACTTTTGTATAGTCCGCTGGGATTACATCAAGGTTAATAATTTCAACGCTTTCACTTTTGCGATAACCAGCTTTAAAGGTACCAACCTCTAACTTTTCAATGCCTTTTTGTTTCATGGAATATTCGATATTGTTTTTTAAGGTTTCAATAGTGCTTTCCTTTGATTTTTTGACCTTGTTTAATCTATCAATTTCGGCCTTAATTCCTTGTATATCGGCTTCAACATTAATCATGTATTTGGCCGTATTTTCTATCTTTTCTTCGATAGACAAATCCAACATTTCCAAAGTATTTTGGATTGCTTCGATTTCTTCCGGCGTTTCTGCTGCTTCAAGCATCGCGGATAGTTCTGCATAATCTTTATTAAGTTCATAAATGCTACTCATTTACGGTTTCCCTTTCTAACATTTCCAATACTTCGTTATGATTATTAATCATTTTTCCGTTTTCCAAATAAGTATCCGGAAAACCTTTTAACGCGAACTTTACATATTTCTTTCTTCTAATCGCGCATGCGTGATACTTAAAACCACCACCGAACGAACTCACCGTAAAGGTGATAGCCGTATAAATATTTTCATCTACACCTTTTAACGCTTCTTTGATTAAGTCGAACTTATCAAAACACGCAAGCATTTCTTCTCTATCCATATTTTCACCTTGCCACCTTAACGCGCATCGTGTATGATGTGGTTAAGATGCTTTAAAATCTCACTTTTCGCATCTGCCCTTTAGTAATTGCCGTTACTATTGGGCCTTTTTTAATTTATCAATATAGATGCCACTATATAGCAGCGTTACACCTAATAGGCCTTGCAACATTGCTTCATAAAATGTTAATACGTCAATCTCTAATGATCCCGGCGTACCTAACAACAATACAAAACCTACAATTTTCATAATGCTAGTCATTGACAAATTCCCCCGTAATCTCCAGTACATTGCTGGTGATTTTTTTTATACTGTTTTTTAGTTTTGCGTTTTCTTTCGCCAATTCTTCGTTTTCTGCTTTTAACACCCGGTAATTAACCGCGTTTACCTCGGTTTCTAGGCCGGCGATACTTTGTATTTCAACTGCCGAAAACAAAACGCCCGGTAATTTTGTTAGCTGGTGAATTGTTCCAGCGTTTCGCAAGTTGTATACCGATGATTTAGAAATGCCTAAAACTTCGGCCACTTCTTCCACGGTATACGTTAGTTTCATTTCGTAACCCCTTTCATCAATTCAGATAAACCACAATTAAAGAAGTGCGCAACCTTTACAAGACTACTAAGGCTTGGTGATTGTTCGCCACTACGCCAACGGGAAATAACACTTTCAGAAATACCCGTTTCTTTGGATAATTTGTATGCGGTAACGCCTTTATTATCCATAAGTTTGAAAATGTTTTTTGTTACACTTTTAATCATTTACACCCCACCTTCTTAAATGGTATACTTGCGTTATAGCAAGTGTTAGTATTCGACACCACACTTGCTATATCAGATTTTCAAGACACTTACGATTTCATAAGTACCTTATGGCTATATTGTACTTCCGTTTTAGTAAGTAGTCTAGTAAACACTTTATAAAAATGTTAAACAGTTTGTTTATATTTAGCGAGGTACACTATGCTATACAACAAAATTGAAGAATTAATGCGAAAAACTGGAGTATCAGCATATCAAATTTCAAAAGATACCAACATTCCACAAAGTGCATTTTCACGTTGGAGAAAAGGAGAAAGTAACCCTAGTTTAAAGAATATTAAAATAATATCGGAGTATTTCGGTGTACCAGTAAGTTATTTTACCGACGGCGTAGAGGGAACGCCTGTTATTAAAACAAAAGAGATAAAAATTGATTTAAAGAAAATTACAGATAGCGCTTTAGTATGCTATTATGGCGATCGTGAATTGACGGAAAAACAGAAACAGAAATTACAAAAAGTATTAAAAGCAGTATTAGATGATTAATAATATTCAAGGGGAATTGTTAGCATGTTAAATATGGTTTTAGACTTAATTAATTCGTGCGGCTCAAACGAACCGCGCACCATTGCAAGTAGATTGAACATTAAAGTATTTTATAAGCGCATGCCCGCATGTGTTAGCGGTGTACTGATTAAACCGGAGATTAAAAAGGCTATTGTTATAAATAGCCGGTTAAGTAGGCGGCAGCAGCGCATAGCACTTGCGCATCAATTAGGGCATGTATTACTACACAGGGAATACGATTTATACGGGGTATTAGATGATGCTACCCGTGATAAAATTGAAATAGATGCGGATACTTTCGCGCATTTATTGTTAAATAAAGGGGTTTACCATGAGTAAAAAAGATGTAATTAACGTGGCGTTTTATCAAAGTATTCTGTATCTTATTATCGGTATGATATTAGGCTTTATGGATTGGAAAGAACACAGATATATTTTGATGCTTATAGTTGTTGCCCTAACTATCGGCGCACAATTTATAGCAAGTTATTCATTAAAGGAATTAGACGATGCAATGCAATATAACCATAAGAAAAAAGGATAAAGGGTATCAATGTATCGTTTCATACAAGGACGGCAACCGCTGGCGCCAGAAATCTAAACAAGGTTTTGAAACACAAAAGGCGGCAAAAATCCACGCTCAAACGATCATTGATAAACTAAAAAAGACTATCACCGCAACCGATGATAGTCTTAGAAATATTACTCTTATTGATTTTTTTAACATTTATATTAGAGAAAACAAGCCGCGCGCATTTAATACATACCGCGCCTATGTGCGTACGTTCGATATATTCAAACCTATATTTAGCGAAAAAATTGCGAATATTACGCCGTATCAAGTGAAACGCATATTAAACGATACAACATATGCAACGGCTTCCAAAAACCTTGCCTTGGGCATAATTCAGCGTTTATTTAGTTATGCGGTATACCAATATAAAATAATTCCTATAAACGAATTAAAAGTTATACCACGTTTTAAAAATAATAAGCCTATTAAAATAAAGGCGTTATCAGATATAGAAATAGAAACATTTTTAAACGCCGTAAAGGATAGAAACTATAAATACTATGTTATATTTTCTATTGCTGCCTATACCGGCATGAGATACGGCGAAATTATTGGCCTTACTTGGGAAAATGTTGATTTGGATACCAACATCATAAACGTAGTGCAGCAATTTGGGGCGATTGATTATAATAAATACGCATTAAAACCGCTTAAATCAAAAAATAGCTATCGGCAACTACCTATTCCGCCAGTATTAGCAAGAATATTGAAAGATTATAAAGGAACATATTCAACTGGCCGCCTTTTTAATAATAGAATTAGCAGCAGTTGGGGCGCATCACAAATAATGAAAAGTTTCTTACCGGATAACTCCATTCATGATCTACGCCATACATACGCAACTAAATTATTATCAAACGGCGTAGATATCAAAACAGTATCCGCCCTATTAGGTGATAGCCTACAAACAGTATTAAAAACCTATGTTCATTTTTCCGATGATATGCGACTAAAGGCAGCCGATAAAGTTGCCAATATTTTTGGCTAATTATTTTTGCCGAATTTTTGCCGTTGATATATAAAAGTGCTTTAATTAAGGCATTTTATAGGCTATTTGTTATATCTCATTTATTATA